ATGAAGATTCTACAGTTATCTTAGCTGTTCCTCAGGCTCAAACTTCTGCGGTATTAGCTATCTTAACTCCTGCATTAGGTACTCCAGAGAATGATAGTGCTCCTATCACTTCTACTACAAGTACAACAACTACTGTATGGCCTAGTACTTCAACAACAACTACTTTGATTCCTTAAGAAATAAGGTAGTTATCATATAACCTATGCCAGAGGGTGAGAGGATTAATTCTCAAATCCTCTGGCATTATTATTTTAAAGACATGAATTTAGATTTCCTAGTAATAAATACTTTCAATACTCAAACATTGGGTATAGCTGATATATCAGTATATGATAGTCAACCACCTAATGTAACTGCTCCTACAATGGAAATTACTATTCCTGGGTATGATGTTCCTGTAGCTATTCCTTTTAGACCTCAAGATTTTAATGTTTACAATTCTATTATACTAGGATTGAATGACTATGCTGGTGGTATGCAGCCTCTTCCTGACGGTGTTTATTTTATGAAGTATTCTGTTGCTCCTGCGTATTTAAACTATAAGGAGAAGAACATAATGCGTACAGAGAGGATTCAAGAGAAGTTTGATAATGCATTTATGAAACTTGACATGATGGAATGTGATCAAGCTATTAGAACTCAAGCAAAGGTAGATTTAAGTAGTATCAATTTTATGATTCAAGGATCAATTGCAGCAGCTAATAACTGTGCTATAGATACTGCTAACAAATTGTATATACAAGCAGATAAACAATTAGATTATTTTATAACCAACAACTGTGGTTGTTCTGGTAACAACTACATAAATAACTTCTATTGATATGGCAAATTGTAGAGACTGTGGCCTAAAGGTAGGCTGTGGATGTCAATTAATTAATGGCTTATGTTCAGCTTGTCATTACAAGATGAAACAAGCATCTCAAAGAATTAAAAATGTTATCTCCAAGATTAAACAATTGTGTTGATTGTGCTAGTATTCCTGCACTATTAACAGATATAAACCAAAAACTAACCTACTGGGCAAACCTTCAGTATAATAATATTGTATTCTCTTTGAACTATTATATACCAGGGCAAGTAATTAGTGACTTAATAACTTACAAACAAATATTAACATACAAATCTTGTAATCCAGATTATTGTAAACCATACACAGTTGCAATGATTGGTAGTAGAGTGAAGGTGTTAATCCACAAATAAAAATATTTAATATGAATTGTTATAACGGTTGTGTTGAAACAATAGCAGATGAATGTGTTAAATACACAGGTCTTAGTATCCCTGAATTAGGTATCTCTACAGGAGATACATTGAAGCATGTAGAACAAGCAATTACAAATGCTCTTACACCATTATTGACTGGTACAGGAGATGCTATCACTCTTGCTTCAGGAGATGTATGTGATTTAATTGTTGGCTATCTTACATCAGGATTAGTTCACACTTCTAAAGACTGGATCAAAGCTCTTGCTAAAGGAGAGTGTGATTTACAAGGACAGATATCAGGAATTGATGCTGTATTAGCTGCATTAAATGCTGATTATTCTATTGGTTGCCTTACAGGTGTAACAGCTTCTTCTGATACACATGCTATTGTACAAGCTATAATTACAAAGCTTTGTGCAACAGCTGCAGGTTTAACTGCTTTAGGATTAGATGTAAGTACAAACTATGTAAAGCTTGCTGATTTAAATACATTGATTCAAGCTTACTTAGATAGTATTCATACCACTACACAATACAATAGTAGAATGGTTCCTTACACAGCAGTTGAGTACTATGGTACGTTAGCTAACTTTGATAATACAGGAGCTGGTATTTCTGCAAATGGTTATGATAAAATCTATTTATGTAACGGTTTAAATGGTACCCCTGATAAAAGAGGTAGAGTTGGTGTAGGTGCTATTGTTAGTGTTCCTGGTGGAGCATTAGATTCAGCAGTGAATCCTTCTTATCCTGGTAATCCAAACTATGCAGTGAGAGGTACTGCAGGTGCTAATACAGTTGTATTAACATCAGATCAACTTCCTCCACATACGCATGCTAATACATTAACTGATCCTACTCACTCTCATTTATTATACTCAAATGACAGTGGTACAGATACTGTTATAGATGCTACTCATTATGCTGCTAGAGAACATGCTTGGGGAGATACGCTTAGTTATAAAGTGGCAAATGGTACAAGTTCTGCTGCTACTTTAGGAAAAAGTGAACCTAAAGCAACAGGAGTAACAATTAATAACGTTGCTGTAGGAAATGGAGTAGCTCATGCTAATATTCAGCCTGTTGTAGCTTGTTACTATGTAATGTATATTCCTTAATATTTAAACTAATTATAAATGTCTTGTTACCCTGGAATGCAATGCTATGATGCTTATTATCAACCACAAGATCAAGGGTGTGGTGCATGTTACACTACATCAAATTCAGTTGTTTATGTTGGACCTAATTTACCAAATTCAGGTGTTCAAACTAATGACTGTCTAACTCTTGCTCTTGAGAAGATAGATAACAAAATGAGTGCTGCTTCTATATTGGCTGCTATTGCAGCAAGTCCTACATTAAGTGCACAATTTTGTGCTATAGTTGCTAGTTGTTCTACAACAACAACTACTACAAGTTCTACATCAACTACCACTACAACTACTACAGCTGGTCCTTGTCCAAATCCAAATGAATGTATGGAAGGAGGAGCAGGAATTGCAGGGTATCTTTGTTATGGTGTAACAGAAGAAATTGCACATACTTGTGGAGATCAACAAGAATTTAGATACAACAAATGTGGAACAAATACTTTCTGGATTGGACAAGAAGTTCGTGCTTATCCTTATCCATATTGTAATCCTGCACCAGATGGTTGGTACTATGATATATTTGCATCAGGCGATAATTCAGCTCATGTACTTGATGGAGTTGTAGTTGCTGTGAGTCATTACGAATAATAAAAACCTTGGTTGTTGGTTTCCAAGGTATCCCCTGGCCTTTCTAGGCTGGGGGTTTTTGTTTAATTTATAATCAAATTGGTTATTTTCATTAATTAAATTAGTTAATATATTTTTGGGAATATCAGAAATAGTTCTTACCTTTACGATAATTTTAACCAAACTTGCCTATATGTCTGAAAATCAAAGTCTATTGGACCAGCTTCAACAAATGTTACACTGGAAGAAATCAAAGAAATATTATGCTGAAAAGCTAGGGATTACAGAGAATGAGGTTGATGAGTTATTAACAGATATTAGAAAAAGGGAAGATGAGGCTATAGTTGGTAATTATATATCTGATTTAGAAGATCAGGTGGTTAAGTGGATAGAAGATGTGAGTAAGGGTACAGGTGAGGTGGTGCTTAATTCAAAGGATGAAATTAAGAGTTTAGACGAGCTTATTGAGAAGTGTAAGATAGATACAGACAAATGGGAAATAACTAAATATGTACAGAACTACTGGGGAAATGGAGAAACTCCACACTGGCAGGTTAAAGCATGGTTAGGAAAGAAGTCTACAGAGCAAGTTTTTCAAGATGCATTTGTAGACTTTTTAGCTTCATATGAGCCTGTAAGTCAAGAGGTTATGAGTCCTAAGTTTGTAGAAGGTAAGAGTAATGCCATGTTGGTTATCAACAAGCAAGACTCTCACTTAAACAAATATGACATAGATGGTAATAATGATATAGTAGATAGACTTTCTAGAATTATGTATAAAGTAGAGGTGATTGCTAACCAAGCTCAGCTCTCAAATAACCTAGAACAAATTACATATATCATTGGTTCTGATGAGTTCAATAGTGAATACACTGGTATGACCACCAAGGGAACTCCTCAAACTAACACTCACACATATCATACATCTTTTGAATACATCTGTGGGCATGAGATATTGATGATTACAATGTTATTACAATATGCAGAACGTGTAAATGTTGTGTATGTAGCAGGTAATCATGATGAGTTTGTAGGATGGCATATGGTGAACTGGTTACAAACCTATTTCAGAAACACAGATAGATTAAGCTTTGACTGTTCTTCTAAGTATAGAAAGTACATAAGCTATGGTGAATCAGCATTGATGTTTAACCATGGAGATGCTATCAAGCCTGCAAAGCTTGCTGCATTATTTCCAATAGAGTTTAAA